ATTTAGTACATCATTGTCGTCAGTCGGCTTGTTGTATTTTTCAGTTATAGTAGTATTTTTTAGATCTTTATAACGTTCATCAATTTTTAAATCATCTGTGTTATTATGAAAGGGAAGATTAGCATTGGTTTTCCAGTCTTTCATACTGGTAAGTTCTGTACCTGCATAGCCCATCACAATATTATTCGTGTCTGACTTTCCATTAACAACTGGTGCAAATGCATAAGATCTTAAACCATTTTGGGTATCGTCTCGTTTTTCCATAATTTCAAAAGTTTTACCATCATGTTTTACTGTATCTCCAATTTCATAATTATCATAACTTTCTTCTGACAGGTTTCTAAAGTCTTGATCAGTATATACCATAATTTGCTCCTTACTATTTTTGAAAAGAGGTTACTTGTATGAATAAAAAAATTGTATTCCTATTTATATGTATAATAACATTAATCTTAGGCGGATTGTATATGTATAATAAAAACACAGAAAAACACTATATTGATACTCAAAAAAAAGGATAGATCTTTTTTTTTCAAAATAATTTAAAGAATTACGAAAATTCTTCAATTGATTCAATACAAAAAACTCCAATGGGAAGCATTGAATTAAAAGGACACATCAATAATAAAAAAATTTTATATTTTAACGTAAAGCTAAATAAAGAAACAAATTATCAATTTAATGGAGATTTAGGCCAGTCTAAGGATTTGACTGAAAAATATATAAAAACCTTTTCTGATAAACAGAAAACTCCTTCCGAATTAATTAAAGAGAAAAAACTTAATAAAAACGACTATGAAGCAGACCCACCTCTAATTTGGGGCTTTTAATATCAGAAAAGCACTAACTATTCATTAGGTTGAGTAGTTAGTGCTTTTAAATTTCATTATTAGTCCTCCAACGATAAATCATCAATTAAAAATGTTGCATTAGGATATTACTTTCACAACTCTTATAAATCTCTCCCACTTTTCTCATCTTCACCAATACTATCAATAAAGTACTGGTGTTGCTAAATTCACTTATCTAACATTTACAAGTCACAATACATGGGTGAATATTTTGTTCATTTCTTAGATCAAGCAATAAAAGGCGTCGTATTTCCCTACTCCCTTTTATACATGACTGAACGAATTGTTCATGCAGCTACCGTCACAAATTGTTACATCAGCATCTGATAGAAGGCACTATGATTCTATCTACATTTCTTCTAACTAATCTTATATTAAACGGCAAGTGAACACTTATTTTTTCAGATTCATTCATGTGACAAAAAATTTCTGCTTCATCATCAGTCATTAAGTCACAAATCGTAACAATATGTTTGCCTTTGTAGGTTAGTGCTTTATCTATCATGCGATCAACATCTATTTTGACCTGCGTGGTCGATTTGGCTACGCAGCTTAATCCTCTTCTGGTACATTATCTATGAATATTGGTCTGTCTGGATATTGATTTGAAATATCATCTATTTGCTTTTGGGTTTCTTCATCTTCTTCGTTCCATTCACCAACATTAATGATTACTGGAGTATCACCAGTGAACTCTTTTTTCTCAGTAAATAGTTTATGATACTTGCCAAGCATATCTCTAGCACGTAATCTATCGCTAGGCTTTATTGGGACTTCAACCATTTCTACGTGTTCATTGTATACGAGGTTCAATCTATCAGTATCAGGGTTGCGTTGAAAGTCCCCACGTTTAACGACGACCTCTCTTACTTCACTCTCATCACCTACTGCTGCATTACTAAGAATATGCAATAGCTCATTCGCTGATAATACGCCTTCGTCAATAATTCTCTTACGTTGCTCATCAATATACTTAGCTACTTTCTTATTCTTTAGCAGCCTACTTCCCTGTTCACTTGCAGTATGAGGACTATAGCCAGCTTTAATTGCACTTTGTGTCATATTCAGCGTCTTTAAATACTCAGCCACAAACTTCTCTTGTCTGGGATTTAATTTGCTCATGTTTTACCTCCTTTTCAATAATTATTAAAAGGAAAAATTTACTTATCTTTAATAATTCGATTTTCTTTAGCTAAATCTGAAAATCTTTTACTAGCCTTTGATTGTTGAGCTAACTCATCTTTACGTTGCGCTTTGATATTTTGAGAAAATTGTTCTTCTACAACATCTAGTAGATCACTGCATTCCTCTCCAGAAAGTGTTGTTTCAGTCATAATATAATTATAAACTTTATCTAAATTGTATTTTCTAGCCATTATTTAGCACCTCTATTTCTCAATTTATTTCTTGTATCAATGAATGGTAACTTATCAGCACCGACATAGTTACTGTATTGGTTTGGACTAAAGTAATTTTTTATTTCGTCTCTTGCTTCATTATCTTCTTCAAAATCTTCCAAATCATATAGTTTTACATATCTGTAAAACTCATCTTCATATTCATTGTTTAACGCTTCGATTTCTTCTATCACTTTGTTATATTCTTTAATAATTGGCACAAATTTAGATAATATACGTTCTTTGTCCTCTTGGTATAAGCGAGGAAGCTCTCCCTGATGCTTGAGAATCTCAATAGCTTTTTTACGTCTTGCATCGTCAAATACTTCTTGCTTTGTCTCTAGGCGTTTCTGTAATGCTTTGATCTTCTGCTCATTCTTATCGAATGTTGAATATAGTGCATCAGCCTCATCATCTTTTGAGCTGGCAATTAAATCTTTATATTTCTCTTTATCTTCTTTAATTCGTTGTGATAACTCTTGACGCTCATCTTCAAGTTTATTAATATTTTCTCTTTGACCTGATACATATTCATTGTATTCATCAAAGTGTTTAGCAGTTTTCACATATATACCTCGTTTCAGTTATATTTTTAAAATTATTACTCTTGTGCAAACAATCTCAGCAGCACCACGTACTAGATAAACTTAAATCTCAGTTTTCTTTAACGCCTCATATCGCTTTAAACTACCTTCGATATGACGCTTGATACTTCTTAAGGCTAGTTCTTTCTGTTCATCAGATTTAACCATAAAATAGCCTTTTGAGTCCTTTTTATAGCTATATCCGATAGCATAACCATAATCAACAACTAGGCTATGAATTGTGTTTCTTAACCATCTATCGTTGTTTTTATTAAATTCTATGTTTAATTGGTTAAAAATACTTTGTTTCGTAATAATCTCTTGCTTAGTATTGCGTAACACATTTAATACCTTAATGTGATCGCTCGTTAATTCTTTTTCAATTGTAATTGTCATAAATTATTCCTCTTTTCATCTTTAATGAGGAGACACTATATAGACAATAACTAAAACCACAAATATTCAATCCTTATTTTTGTCTGATATATAGAAGTCATTTACTTCCTAACACTATTATACTAAATTTACACCTAAATAACAAACAAATGTTCTATTTTTATAAGGTTTAAATAACTTCTTAACAATCTCTATATAGTCCATTATAAAGCTCTATACAGCCTTTTCACACTAATTCATAGACTTTCAATAATAGAACAAACGTTCCTTTTTGACTTAAATTAATGATAAAAACATTAACAAAACTTAACGATTACGATTTAAAAAAGCCATGCACCTACTAAGTGCATGACCTATAAATTTATAAATATTCTTTTAGATTTTTAATTTGTTTAATATTCATCTTATAAATTGGTTTAGATTTACCGTTTACATTGTAATTACGTTCAATCAAGTTTTTAGGTAATTGAGCAATCTCAAATGCTCGACTAATTGGCATATCCACATTAGGCATATCACCTGGAGTTTTCTTAATTCTTTCTAGCACCCACTTATACTTATCATAGTTTTTTAAGTTGATACCATTCAACACACAATATAATTTCCATGCTGCAAACTTAAAATGTTTCTCTACCTGTTCTAATTCTAAGCAAATATTAATATACTTAGCTTTGCTGTTATCCCACTTGTAAGGAATAGTTGGAATAATATTTTTATCATAGTAAGTAATAGTAGCAACTTCTACACGCTCACATGTTATATATGATTTATTTAAATCTAATGCAACGACCAACGGTAATAAGTTACCTACTACATTATCATGATGATCTATCAATACATACTCATTACTATTTAGCGTATAATCTTCTTCATTTAGTTTTAAAAATTCTATCAACACATCATCAGTTAGATTTAAGTCTTTAATATCCTTATCAACTAATGTCATTGTTTCACACCTTTGTAATAAGAATGTTTCAGCTCATTCAATCGTTCAATTAATACTTTACTATCAACTTCATTAGCCTTCTCATTCTGAATAAACTCAGTAATGATTTTAAGCCTCTCAACTAATTCTGGTGCTGGTTCATTAATTCCAGTAGCTAACTGATACAATGCCTCCATATTACCTATAACATCTGCATTACTAGTTTGAACGCCCTCAAGTTCATCTATATTGAAATCTCTACTCATGTAGTCGAACATGTCACTATTGTTACTTTCAGCAAAGGTTTCCAGTCCATACATGAAATAATCATTATCAAACATGAAACTAGCCATCATATCGCTTATAGTGTCATGTGTTCCATCATGTAAATCATATCCAGTATAATGCCCCTCAATGCTCTCAATGAGTTTCTCAGTATGCTTTTCTGACGCAATCTCAAAAGTTTTTCTCACTTCACAATCTTTTATTAATACATGAGCATACATCTTCCCTTTACTCACAAGATACACAACATTAAACGGATCGTTATATATCTTAAATGCAAAAGGTACTTTATAACTACTTTCACATAGTCCAGTGAAATATCTTAATAATGTTGCTGCTCTTGTTTCAAATTCATTTGCTATAATTTCAACGTTCATTTTATTCCCTGCTTTCTTTTAATGTAGTTTAGATAGTTTTTAGTTCTTGCAGCTACTAATTCAAAACTGCCATCTGCTATTGTTCTATACGATACTCTTTTATTATTCTGTAAATCGTAAGTTTCACGCCATGCTACCCACTTAGTCCCAAAGTTTTCAAGATACAATGTTGATATGCGACTAATTGAGCAATAATATATTTCTTCGGATATTCCAACTAATAAACCTAGTTTTCTTAATTCGTCATCTATATTAAATTCGTAATGAGTTTCTAGCACTGTTATACGACTTCTCCCATTCATCTAGTGTATATACATCACCATTTGCTTTAACATCACCAATAATTACTTTTAGAGGCTCTGTATCCACGTTACATTGTAAAGCGTAACTAATAGCTTTATATACATCATTATTACGTTCTACGCTTTCACCATTAATTACACGATTGTATGCCTCTTTACCTAGTCCACCTTTGCCAGTATGTTGTAAATGATTAAAATTGTGATTAGGCAACACACTTTTTACTGAGAACTTTTCCATAGTCTGTTGCAGATAGTTTCCACGCTTTGAAAATATACGATCTTCAAATTCTCCATCATAAGCGATTACTGATTTCTTATTACTCGTGTATAGTCCTTTAGCTGTTTTACTTCCAGCTAGTACAAAATAGTTATTATCATGTGCCTTAATGTCTACTGATGGTAAATATCCTATTTTTTGAGCGTACTCAACGCCATCACGTTTTTTAAATATTACATGCTTTCCTCCACTTGCTGTTGTCTGAACTAGCGTATTTTGTGCATTAGAAACAAACTCATCATAGTAAGGAATATCTTTCAAACTATCAAAGCCATTTTTACCATTTACGTGATTAATATCTATGTCGATACACCATAAACCACGAGTAAGGACACCTAATACATTTGTCTTTGCATATGCTAAAAAATTGTTATCTATAAAATCATCATCAATAGTTACATTCTTAAATGATACTGTTGGCTTTTTATTATCGTTTAAGGGTACAACTTGCACATCTTTACTAAGAAGATACTTTGCTGCATTGTACATTTTCATGAGAATACCTCCAATAGAACACTAACCCTTTAAACTCATTCTTTTCCCTATACATACATCTATTTATTTATATATAAAATATGCTGAAGAATATTTAAGTTATAAAGGTTAGTGCCTGTTATTAAAGTAATTTCAAAGTTAGTACAAAGGTTAGTAAGAGTTAAACTAACTTAAGTTTCAATTAAATCTAAAGCCATTTTGAATAGTTCTTTATTTTCTACAATATGAACTTTAGAATTTTGTCCCTCTATCCATTTTTGCTTATTGATAGCTACACCTATTTTTTTCATATCTTCTTTTGCTTTTTTATATTTCAGATTTTTATAATCTTCTTCAATAGTTTTTTGTAGTATCTCATCACCTGAAAAAATGAAGTCCTGTTTAGATAACGTTTCTAGTATTAATATTTGAGTGTCGGTCAATTCATCTTCGTTGTAATAATTTTTAAGTGTTACGTTATTGAACTTAAATTCTCTGCCTATTTGTTTAAGATACTCAAGACTTAATATTAAAAATGATACTGCAGCATTAACTGAGTTTTTCCCGTTAGGCTTAACAAAGTCCCAAAATGGTTTAAATACTTTATAACGTTCTTCATCAGTTTCATTCTTTGGTCTATCCTTAAATGCGATTTTAACTGTACGTGTTCTATTTGCTGTAATTTCACCAGTATCAACACTTTCATTAGTATCTAAAATTAATACTGCATTATTTTTAAACTTAACGTTATTTCGTTGTATGCCACGCCCTGAAATATTCTCACCAGTAGCTATTTTGCGTAATATTCTCATCATACCTTTATTAATTTCGCCTGTTTCATTTGCATGAGCAATATCTGCACCATAAAAGTTAAGCCATTCATTTGCAGCCTCAAAGCCAGATGATAATAAGCTATCAAAATTAACCTTGTTTACATTTAGAAGTTTCTCAAATGTTTCCATAAATAAACCTTTACCAGATCGGCCGAAATCTTTGATTAAGAACCATTTTTCAGCTTGAATAAGTTTCATTTTTCGATACATAGTATAAGCATGTACCAACATTAAATTATTCTTACTGCGTTCATTGTCACTTACTAAGTCAAAGAATTGTTGTGCTAGGTTAGTGTTTATATTCTTCTTATCTACATCATATTTAATGATATAGTAATCGTTACTAGTAATTTTTTTATCTACAAATTCTAATTCTTTGCAATTATATATCCAATCATTACCTGCAATAGCGTAAGGGTAGATATTATATTGATAATTTGTATCTAAATGATTTCTGTATACTTCAAGCATGACATCAAGAAAATCATTAATGTAGTATTTCTTATCTATTGAATACTCCAAAGCAAAGTTAGTATTATCTATAATTTCATACTGATTATTTTTTAACTTAATAAAGCTATCTAATTCATTTGAGTAAATAACTTTTTCGGAAATTAGATCAACTATGAATTTGGCATAGTTATTATCTTTACTATACTTAAAATGTGCTTGTTTATTTTCCTCACCATTTTCTATTGTTGTTTTGACTGAAATAGTCCCATATACTGCACCAACCTCTTTAGGTTTTATGGTATAATTTAAAGTGAGATTATTAATATAATCACCAGCAAAGTCATCTTTTTTACGGTGATAGACATTTCCTTTATTTTCATTTGATTGATTTTCTGTTGAAATTGACGCAAAATTTATTCTTTTACTAATCTCTTTAATAGGTGATAAATTAGGCGTATCAACGTAATCTAATTTTGAATGAAATTCATAATGTTTTTTATATAAAGAAACTTCGTCCATTTAATCAACCTTTCGTTTTTATGTTTTAAGAATAAGCACAGAAATGGTATATTATTCCTGTGCTTTTGATTTGCAAATTGCACTTACTCAGCGTTGTCTGTTTCGGTTTGGTCGCTAGGAACAGATGACGCTCTTTTTAATTCTTCCATTGCATTGTTGTAATGATGTTCCACTTGTTCGATCATTGAACTCACATCAGTAAAGATTGAGTTAATTACTGCAAGATAAACAAAATGATTTTGAATGCTTTCATTTGCAGTATATGCTGCTACTTGATCGTTAGACGCAACTAGCATTTTTTTATATTCCTCAGCACGTTCCATTTCATCTGCTACTAAGTTTCTGAGTGCGTTGAGTTTAGAAGTTAAATCTATACTTATTACCTCATCTTTGATTTCATGAATTTGATATTTTAAATTTTTCATTTATTAATCCTCCCACTCAAAATTGTTTTCTATTTGCTGCATAACCCACTCACAAATGAATTGTAGTTGCTGTTCACGATTAAGTGTTTCTTTCCATTCTTGGTTGCCTTCTTCTACTCTGTGAGTGTATTCTGTACGTTTATCTTTTACTGCATAATCAAGTGTTTTATAAATACTTTTTATTACTTCAATATTATTGTTCATCTACTACTCCTCCATTTTCTTCAATATTTAATGCTGCGATTACACTACCTAACATGTAAATAGCGAAAGCTACATGTATTCCTAGTAACCAACCACTTATGAATGAAATTAATGAGATGAGTAATAATTTAATTAGGAATTTCATCATTATCATCACCTGCTTATTTATAAAAGATAATATAATCTTCATGTTGCTCTTTAATTTTTTCGATTAATTCATTGATACTTTTTTGTAATAAAAATAAATCGTTCAAATCATCTTCACGAGAAAATTTTGCTAAATTTTGCATATCTCCATCCATAGCATCTAATAGATTTCTAACATCTCCATATGTTTTAAATACACGTCTGTACATTAGTGCTAAAGAACTAGCTAATTTATCATTTTCTTCTGATTCCATGCCCCAACGTTCAAAAAGTACTTTGATTATTGCTCTATCTCTGTTAAATCTTTCATCAAAAGTTAAATTTTCTTTTGAGCCTATACGATCTGCATATAATTGATACATAATATTTTTAGTTTGTTCTTTACTTAATGTTTTCATTTAAAAAAACTCCTTTGATTTATAAATATTTTTTGTGTTTTGCTTTTAAATACTTTTCAAACTGTTCTACGTTCACAAGCGTTAGCGTGCTGCTAATGTCGATATACATATCTTCAATTCCTAAATTGTCATCTTCATAAGACTTTAGAAGTCGGTAGCAGGTTGAGTAACTAATATTGAAAATTTCACAAATTAGTTTCGGTTTTGCATATTTAACTGGGAATACGATTTGTTTTTATTCAAGTGCTGTATTTTGCTTAGTCGGTAAATCTTGCAGCTTTACATGTGGCATATTTTAAACCTCCTCTTTTTGTTCAATTTCAAAAATTTCACTTATTTCTACATTTAATCCACTAGCAATTTTTTTAGCGTATCTTCCACTAGGAATTACTTTGAGGTTTAATACATCACTTAAATAAGGTGCTGATAAATTATTAGCAATAGAAAAACTTCTAAGTGAATGCCCTTTTTTAAACATCAATAATTTTATAATTTCTGTTTTAGGTTTTATATTCATTTTCTCACTCCCTTCATAATGTAACTATATTCAGTTACATTTTCATCTTAAAAATCTATAATATAACTTTTTAAGGAACATTTCAAGAACATTTTTTGAATTTAACCATAATTTTAACTTTTTTTGTTACAATAATGAAAAAGGAGGTAGAAAAATGGAATTATTTGCAATGAGTGACTCTCATGGAAGATTAATACAAAGTTATAGAAAACAAAAAAATATGACGCTTGTTGAATTAGGAAGGAAAACAAATTTATCTCATGCGTATCTAAGTAAAATCGAGAATAATAAAGCTACTCCTTCTAGAGAAGTTTTAAAAAAAATAAGCGAAATACTTGATCCAGATGGTAATGAAGATTTATTCAATAAATTAGCAACTGCTACTGGCAAAACTCATGAAGTTGAAAAAGATAGTGAAGTATACAAATGGTTGCTTAAATCTGGAAGAATTAAAGAAAGCGAATTAGGGAAAATTGAAGTTTTAGAATACTCATATTTTAAATTGAATTATATTCTAGAAGAATGTAGTCCACTTGTTTACGATGTTAAAAAAGAAATTGAAGGTGAACCTCTGGCTACTATACCGTTAACAGAAAGAATGATTAACAAAATTTATGCAGCTATTAATAAAATTGTTTTTCAAGAATTAGTTGAAAATCCTGATTTATTAAATTCTATTGAAAATGAAGAGATTTTGAGTCATCATGTGCGAGAACAAGAAGATAAATTACACCTTTTATCAAATTCAATAAACAATTTAACTTTAGAAGAATTAGCTATGATAATACATGATGATGACAAATTAGTTTAGATAACTATATTTAGTTAAACTTATGTCCATTTATTTAACAGTAAAGCGTGACGATCAATGCACAATACACCATAGAAAAGTGAATATAAAGGGTAATAAATTTTGGGAGTTAAAAAGAGATGAAAAAAATACTTTATTATTTTATATTAATATCTTCTTTCTTTATGATTATTGGCGGGATTAGTAAAGTCTCTCA